GGGAGGATAAACTATGGCAACTTTTGATTTAACATCATCCGATACCACAGGGGTATCCTCAAATTCTATCGCAGCTATGCCATCTATGAAAAATACTCATGTGATGAGAAATATTGAAGCATACTTAGATATTGATGCTTTAGTAGCAGCAGGTGGTAGCTTTTCTGATGGAGACATCTTTCAGGTGTTAGAAATCCCTGCGAATACTTTAGTCTTAAATGCAGGTGCAGAAGTGATGAAAGCATTCACAGGCAGTTGTACTCTAGACATGGACTTCGCAGCAGGTGATGACATTATTGATGGTGCAGATATAACCTCTACAGGTTTTTGTGCAGCAGGCTCTAATGGTCAAACTAACACTATTGTTGGAAGTGCAGCTTCAACTTATACTCAATTTGTAACTACTACAGATACTATTGATGCTAAGATTGCAGGTGCAGCTCCTGCCACAGGCAGACTTAGAATGTATGCCACTGTTATTGATTTAGCAGGTCACGGCTTAGATGATAAGCCTGATGAGGTTGATAGAGACCAATTAGCTTAATTAGCTAGATATAGGGTGGCAGGGAAACTTGCCATCCTTTTAACACGAGTTTATTATGGCAGAAACATTTCTTACACATACAAATAGAGTAATAGCAAGATTAAATGAAGTACAATTAAGTTCTTCTGATTTTACTAGCTCACGAGGTATACAAACTCAATGTAAGAATGCTGTTAACGAAGCTATAAGATATATTAATCAAAAAGAATTTCAATATCCTTTTAATCATACTATAAAAACACAAACTCTTACAGCAGGTTCTGTTAAATATAGTATACCAACAGATGCAAAAACTGTAGATTATAATACATTTAGATTAGTAAAAAATAGTAATTTAAGTGTTAGTGGTGGCAGATTAAGAATATTTGACTATAATGATTACGTAAATTCTTTTATAACTCAAGAAGATGAAATAAATACAACAACATTAAGTACATCTCATACTGATTCTGTAACAACAATTACAGTTACAAGTACATCAGGCTTTGATAGTTCAGGAACTTTATTTATAGGTAATGAAGAAGTTACTTATACAGCTATAGGAAGTTCAACAACATTTACAGGTGTAACAAGAGGAGCTAATTCTACAACAGCTTCTGCACACGATAGTGGTGTTCAAGTAGCACAGTTTACAAGTGGTGGTGTTCCTGAGTTTGTAGTTAGAACTCCTGATAATAATTTTTCATTATACCCATTTCCAGATAAGTCATATTCTATTAAATATGATTATTTTACTTTCCCCACCGACATGTCAGCTCATAGCGATACAACAACTATACCTGATAGATTTTCACCTATTATAGCAGATGGAGCAACAGCGTTTGTATATCAATATAGAGGTGAAACTGCTCAGTACCAATTAAATATGCAAAGATTTGAACAAGGTATTAAAAATATGCAAACCTTGTTAGTGAATAGATTTGAATATATTCGTTCTACTTATATACCTAAATCTACATATAATGCTACTACTAATATATTTGCTAGGTCTACATAATGCCTGACCAATCTCAAACTCAACCTTTTTCATTTGCATGTCAAGGAGGTTTAGTATTAAATCAACCTACATTTAATATGCAGCCTGGACAAGCATTAGAATTAGAAAACTTTGAACCTGATATTGATGGTGGTTATAGAAGAATAGATGGGTTTCAAAGATATGTAAGACAAATTGTACCTCAAACATCTTCATCTAGTGAAGAAGTATTAATGGTGGTAAACTTTGGAGATAAAGTAGTTGCTGCTAGAGGACAAAAAATATTTAGTTCTGCATCTACTGAATTAGCAACAGCTATAGCGTCAGGAACAGCTATGACAGGTTCAGGAACTATAACTGTAGATAGTACAACAGGTTTTAGTTCTAGTGGTACATTACAAATAGATTCTGAAATATTTACTTATACATCCGTTACATCAACAACATTTACAGGTGTAACAAGAGCAACGAGTTCTACAAGTGCTGCAACACATGCTGTTAATGCAGTTGTATCTGAAAGTTGGACTGAAAGAGATACAGGTAGAAGTAGTGCAGCAAGATATAACTTTGAACGATTTAATTTTGATGGCAATGATAAGTTAGTTGTTGTTGATGGAGATAATAATCCAACTTTTTTTAATACAGCGATGTCTGCTACAGATATTACATCAGCAGGTGGTGGTGAAGTAAGTACAGCAGTCACAGGTGCAAAATTTGTAGCAGCTTTTAAAGACCATATGTTTTATGCAGGTATGGAAAGTACACCACAAGAAATAGTTTTTAGTGTGCCTTTTGACGAAGATAATTTTGCAACAGGCAGTGGTGCAGGTAGTATTAAAGTTGATAATACTATAACAGGTTTAAAAGTTTTCCGTGATAATTTATTTATTTTTTGTGAAAGTAGAATATTTAAATTAAGTGGTACTAGTAGTTCTAATTTTGCAATAACTCCTGTAACAAGAAATATTGGTTGTATAGATAAACATGGTAGTACAATACAAGAATTTGCAGGTGACTTAATATTTTTAGGACCTGACGGATTACGTACAGTAGCAGGTACAGCAAGAATTGGTGACGTTGAAATTGGCACAATTAGTAAAAGTATACAGTCTTTAATTGATGATAATATTCAAAATGCTGATTTGTTTAACTCAATAGTTATACCTGATAAAACACAATACAGATTATTTTTTAATAAAACTGGATTAACAGAAGAAAACACTATAGGTGTTATATGTGTTTTAAAAGGTCAAAACTTTGAATTTGCTAAATTAAAAGGTGTTAAACCCTCATCTACAGATACAATAGTTGAATCAGGAGATGTTATAGCAATTCATGGTGGTTTTGATGGGTATGTTTACAGACAAGAAAAAGGTAGTGATTTTGATGGAACTGCTATAAATGGTAAATATAGAAGCCCAGATTTAACATTTGGAGACCCAGGCATACGTAAGCATATGCAAAGAGTTATATTAAACTATGCACCTGAAGCAGCAATAAATGCCGATTTATTTTTAAGGTATGATTATGAAAGTGCAGAAGGTGCAAGACCAAATGCATATCCTTTTGATTCAACGAAAGTTGCAGCAGTTTATGGAACTGCAACATATGGAACAGCAACTTATGGTGGTGCAACACAACCATTAGTTAGACAATCTGTAGAAGGTTCAGGATTTGCGTTAGCATTAAGAGTTAATGACAGTGGAACTACTGCACCATATTCGTTAAAAGGATTTGGATTAGAATATCAAGTAGGAGCAAGAAGGTAAATGGGAGCAACATTCACAAGACAGTCCACATATACTGACGGTGACGTAATACAAGCATCAGATACTAATAATGAATTTGACCAATTAGTAAATGCTTTTGCTGCAAGTACAGGACATACACACGATGGTACGACAGCCGAAGGTGGTCCTATAACTAAACTGTTAGGTAATACACTAACATTTGGTACAGGAGCAGATACAGATATAGCAATCACATTTGATGGTAATACATCAGATGGTGTTCTTACTTGGATGGAAGATGAAGATTACTTTCAGTTTAGTGATGACATATTAATATCTTCTAATGAAAAACTACAGTTTAGAGATACAGCTATATATCTTAATTCATCTACTGATGGACAGTTAGATATAATAGCAGATGGTGCAGTATCTATAGATGCAGGTACAGATATTATATTAGACTCTGATGGTGCAGATGTAATACTAAAAGATGGTGGTACTACTTATGGTAGTTTAACAAATAGTAGTGGTGAACTTGTAATTAAATCAGGTTCTACTCCTACAACTGCTATGACATTTAGTGGTGCTAACGTAACCTTTGCAGGTACAGTAACAATAGGTTCAGCAGGTATATCTGAAGCAGAACTAGAGATACTTGATGGTGCTACAGTTACAACAGCAGAACTTAATGTTCTTGACGGTATAACTTCTACAGTAGGTGAATTAAATATTGTAGATGGTGATACAAGTGCTACATCAACTACAGTAGCAGATGCAGATAGAGTTGTATATAATGATGCAGGAACTATGAAGCAAGTCGCTGTTACAGATTTAGATACATACTTTTCTGCTACATCAAAGACACTAACAAATAAAACATTAACAACTCCTGTAATTACAGAAATAGACTCAGGTTCTACTATAACATTAGATGCTACCACAGATATTGTTTTAGATGCAGATGGTGGTGATGTATTCTTTAAAGATGGTGGCACAACATTTGGTAGTGCAACTAACACATCTGGTAATTTAATTATTAAATCAGGAACAACAACAGCATTAACATTTAGTGGTGCTGATGTTACAGTTGCAGGTGACTTGACTATATCAGGTGATGACCTAACTATGGGTACTAATACAAGTGGTCATATTATGGTTGCAGACGGTACTAACTTTAATCCTGTAGCAGTATCAGGTGACGTAACAATAAGTAATACAGGTGCTGTAACAATAGCAAATGATGCAGTTGAAACTGCAATGGTTAATGATAATGTTATTACAGGACAAACTGCAGAAACTTCTATTGCTAGTAATGATGTTCTTTTAATTTATGATACAAGTGCTAGTGCAATTAGAAAGATTACTCGTGCTAACTTTACTGCAGGACTAGCTTCTTCAGATGCTATTAATACAATCGTACAAGATACTACTCCACAGTTAGGTGGTAATCTTGATACTAACTCACATAATATACTTATTGATGATGCACATTTTATTGCAGATGAAAGTGGTAATGAACAAATTATATTTCAAACTACATCCTCTGCTGTCAATCAGATTGATGTAACAAATGCTGCAACAGGTAATGCACCTGAAATATCTGCAACAGGTGACGATACAAATGTTAGTTTAAAGATAACACCAAAAGGTTCAGGACAAGTTTTACTAGACGGCAATGTTGGAATTGAATCAGGATTAATTGATTTAAAAAATGGTGGTTCAAGGTCGCAAATAAAATTTTATTGTGAGTCAGGTAATGCTCACGCACAAACACTACAGGCTGCACCACACTCAGAAAGTGCTTCTAACACTTTAACACTACCAAGTACAGGTGGTGATGTTGATTTGGTTTCAACAGCATCAACTGCAACACTTACAAATAAAACTTTAACTACACCTACATTAACAACACCAATAGCAAATGCAGGTATACAATTAAAGAATGGTGCTACTTCAGCAGGATTTTTAGAGTTCTTTGAAGATAGTGATAATGGTACAAATAAAGTAACTTTGATAGGTCCTTCATCTACATCAGATATTACTTTAACACTACCAAGCAGTGCAGGTACAGTTGCCACAACTGCTACTGCTGCAGATGAAGCTACAGCATTAGCTATAGCATTAGGATAATGCTTGACAAATAAGCAAAAATAAAGTATAATTAGTAAAGGAAAATAAAATGGCAAATACATTTAAAGTTGTAACAAAAGCAGGAGTTACATCAGCAGATGTTATTTATACAGCAGGTTCAGGTGTTACAGCTATTGTGTTAGGATTAATACTTGGCAACACAACAACTTCTCAAATAACATCTACAGTATCACTTGACACAAATACAGGCAGTCGAGCAGGTGCTAATGATGAAGCAAATCAAAAAGTAGAATTAATTACCAATGCACCTATTCCTGCAGGTTCATCGTTAGAATTATTATCAGGTAACAAAGTTGTACTTGAAACAACAGATACGATAGAAGTTACAGGGAGTGGTGCTACAGATGTTGCACTTTCAATTATGGAGATAACCTAATGCCTTATTTTGGAAATAATCCTTCACCATTATTATTAAATACTGTTGCTCAAAACGGCAAGGAGATGACACTTGATGCTGATGCAGATACAAGTATCACAGCCGATACTGATGACCAAATTGATATTAAAATTGGTGGTTCTGATATATTTCAACTAACTGCTTCAAAGTTAGATATAAATGGTAAAGAACTTGTATTAGATGCAGATGCAGATACTTCTATTACTGCTGATACAGATGACCAAATAGATATACGAATTGGTGGAGCAGACGATTTTCAGTTTACTGCAAATACTTTTACAGCACAGTCAGGTAGCACTATTGCAGCACAAGCATTAACGGCTACTACAATAACTGCTTCAGGAGTTTTAGATATTACAGACACCACAGATGCAAGTGATGCTACAGGTGACACAGGTGCGTTAAAAACAGAGGGTGGTGCTAGTATAGCTAAAAAATTATACGTTGGCACAGATTTAGATGTGGATGGAACAGCTAATTTAGATGTAGTAGACATTGATGGTGCATTAACACAAGATGGTGGAGCAGTATTTAATGAAGATAGTGCTGATGTAGATTTTAGAGTAGAGTCAAATGGCAATACTCATAGATTATTTCTTGATGGTGGTAATGACCGAATCCTTTTAGGAACAACGGCAGCAAGAACAATGTATGGAGTGACTCCTGCTTTATTTCAAGAAGGT